CCTGCAGGATTGGTCAAAATCGTCAATAGATCGGGCTTTGGCGCCGCTCATTTTAACAAATAACTAAATAACAGTGTAGAGCTTCACGAAGCAACTTGCGATTTTTTATCAAAATGATAAATAAATGCATAGAGCTTCATTTTCGAAGTTCGCTAATTTAAGGAGAAACAAGATGGCATCAGTTACATCAACAGGCGCAGTTACCGCAGGTAACGGCTTAGGTTCAACAACTCACGTACTTTCAGTAGCAACAGGCACAGACATGGCAGGTTGCGTAGCAGAAGCACAAAACGAAGGCTTCACAGTAGTAGCAGTTGAAGGTACAGCAAACGGCAATCACTTTGCTATCCAGGGTACTGGTACACCAAGCATCACAAATGCTGTTCTAGTTGTAACTTTCACAGCCGCTAACTAATAGCGTAACTGTAAACAGTTCAGAAAAGGGTTACTTCGGTAACCCTTTTTTTGTGGCATAAGTATCTATATGGAGAGTTATCGATTATACACGCTGGTAGATATCACTGAAACAAATGTAAGCCGAGGTTCTGGCAACGATCTAAAGCGAGATCAACAGCGTAACTTTCAGAGTCTTGTGCAAGTACTAAGTTTGCGTACACAGCCGCTAAACATCAGCATGCCAATAAGACTGATAAATGGCGATGATTATATCTCACTGACTGGAGACACATACAAATTTGGTAGTATGTACGAAGGATCACACAAAGTTTGGAGTCTAGATTTTAACATTGAGTTTGATAACTTGTTTGAAGATAACAAAGGTAACCCTGTAGGATTATTATTAGAAGACCTGAACGAAGTTCCAATTATCAATGGACTGGAAGAAACTGCTAGGTTCATATTGCCTTGTTTCTTTAGTTACGGTGTTTGTAGAACATCGAAGTACAAAAAATTCTTAAACAGACAATTTAAAGATAATTATCAATACATATAAATAATTATTGCATAACCATTATGGCACACACAAGGCAATTCTTAAGGCACACTAGTATCAAAAAGCCCAATCAAAAGGAGAATTGTCTTGGCAACTGCAAGCATTGAAAAGAAAAGTCTGGAAGCGCATGTTGAACTCTGCGCTGAACGCTATGATGCCTTAGAGGCAAAATTGGATAATCTTGACCGACGAGTTGAAAAAATCGATACTAGTGTTGAAGAAATTAAAAAAGCCATTCATGGTTCGGCGCTCGGCGCCAACAATAACCTAATTAAAATAGGTACAGCCCTAATTACAGTATTAATCACAGCCGTTATTGGCCTTATCGTTAACCTAATAATGACCAACTAAAATGAAGATAGTAGAACTTATCAATCATATTTCTGTTGCTCTGACCAACGAAGAAGCCGACGTGCTAGCCCAGTTTACGAACAAACCCGTTGTTACAAAGAAAGATTTGAATGAACGCGAGCAGGTGCTCGCAAATCAATTAGTCGTAAAAGACATTCTAACGAGGCGAAAAACAAATGGCATTATCGAATACTGTAAGAAAGACGGTAGATCTTAAATCCATCCAATTAGCTACAGTTGACACGGTTGCGGAACTAGCCGCAATCAAAGTCGCACGATGGCAGAAACGTGAAACCGCAAGACTGCTCTCAACTCAAAGCAACAACGTTTATATCTTTCCTACCAAACGCGGATACAAAATTGGCGGGTATACTATTACAAATGCTGAAAACTATTGGGAAGTGCGTAGCAGAGGCGAATGCGAACGTTTTTCTACCAAAGCTCAGGCAGTTATTTGGACCACACTGTCACATAAAAGTAAACATACTTTAGCCAGAGAGTTTAAAGACGCCCAACGTTTAGTAGATAAGTACTTGCAAGATATTATGTATTACAAACATAGTATACGCTGTTCCAAAGATGATTTTCGCAGAGGTGCTCTTTGGAATCGCGTAGAGGATGCGCTGTTCCATTTACAATTAGCTCAAAATAACCTCAGAAAAACGTTGAACTCTGCTAAATACATAAAACTTTGGGAAGAGAATAACCATGAAAATTTCAGAGATCGGCCTCAAAGCCAACAGTAAAAGAATTAATAAAGTAGTTGAGAGCCGTTTCGGACTCGCTATAGACTACGATACACTAACTATTGACAAAGCAAACAGTTTAGTTGAAGCTATCTCTTCTAGTCTATCACAGTTTTCCAGAAGCCACAATATCCATCAGTCACAAAAGAATTCAAAGTACATGGAATTTTATATGGTTAAGGAAGGTTTGGAAGCATGGCTAAAAGAGAACAATGGTGTTGAAGAAAAATTAGAACCAGCACCAATCGTTGAAAGCGAAACAGCTAAGAGTGAAGCTATTCTAGCAAGTCGTGATATTGTTGACAGTATCCAAGACATGATGGAAAAGATTGGTAAGATGCAGAACGAGCAGATGCCAGCACTACTAGATGCTATTCGTGATCAGATTAGTTCAGAACAAGCAGACGCATTTAAAACTTCAGTAGACCCAGTACTAACTCAGTTAGAAGATAGTTTACGTACTAGTAGAGAAACAGTTGATGCGGCAGCAAGAACACTAGCAGGCGAACAAGTAGATCAACCAATGGACATGCCAGCAGATGATGCGGCGGCTCCAATGGATGCAGAAGCTCCTGCTGAAGAACCAGCAGTCGACGCTGGCGCAGAAGGCGATGCAGATGCAGGCGCCGCTGATGAATCTGCGGCAACAGACGCCGCCGCAGGTGACGACGACGCTGGACGTGAAGAAAGAGCATAAACATGAGATTGAGCGAGTTTAATATAAAAGCTCTTGATGCTGATATTATTGAGGACGATACAGAAGATCGCGGCGACGATAACTTGATTACCGCACTGACATTCCTTCGTAATAAAAGCAGAGATCAACACCTCAACCCAAAGGTGCGTGTTGATAGTTTAATAAACATGGTAAAAAACACAGGCGCAGATTTATTCAATCTAGATAGTTTAACAAACTCATTTAAACAAAACGAAGCAGTTAAAAGTTTAATCAAAGACATTAAAGATGACGAACAAGGCGTTAAGTACGTCTTTTTAAAGACCTTTAGTGACGACGACGTTGAAGAAGAACCAGCTATTGCTTATGGCACAAAACAAGACAATCCAGACAAAGTTGTTTCACAAATGGCAGACAGGGCATTAAAAACATGATTAATTGGATTAAAAACAGAATTATAGAACGAACAAGCTGGGACGGTGCCGCATTGATTGCAGTCGGACTAGTAGTTCTACTACTTGGACCACTTGCTAAGTGGGCGGCATACGCGGCTATTGCTTATGGCGCATGGACTCTTTGGAAACAAGAAGACTAAAGAGTTTTATGGGGCATCCATCCCCGTAGTGGCTAGAACCCACATCGGACTTCTAAAAGGAGAAAACAAATGGGAAGACCTATTAATAAAAGATATTTCGGAACACCAACAGCTGGTGGAAACGAAATCAAAGTTCAGTTCAATGCTGGAAACGGCTCTACACCAGGCTATATCGTAAAGCAGACTGGTTCAAAGCGTTTTAAAGTTTCCAATGCTGGTGGCACAGACACAGGTACTTGTTACCTAGTTGACGCCGCATCAGCTGCCTTAACATCAGGACAAATGAGTATTACTGTTGATGACAACGGTACAGCTCGTCAAGTTGTTAAGATCGCAGGTCGTAAAGTTACACTAGACAACGGTTCGATTGTTTCTTGGGACTTCACAGGTACTGGTGATACAGTAGCAGTTGAAGAAGCAGGTACAGGCATTGGCGCAGGTGTTGATGCAACTCTTGGTACAGTAGATGACGTACTAACAGGTGCTGACGATACTGAAGGCGATGGCTAACATCTTTTAATAAAAGACTTGTAAAGGGCTGTACTTAATTGTACAGCCTTTTCTTTTTTATTGACATAGATCACAAACGAAGGTATAATACTAGTATGTTTACTGTAACGCAAAAAGCAGCCGATCAAATTAAGAAAATATTAGATAATGATACTACACTAACAGGCGTAAGTATTTCTGTCAAACCCAGTGGGTGCAATGGATATTCTTATAATATCAAACCTTGGGTACAGATTGATGAAGATGAAGCACACTACGAAGACAAGAATGTAAAAGTTCGTGTTATGCCAGGAAGTGAGCCTTTCTTACACGGTTGTGAATTAGATTATGTTGTAAGCCCTGATGGCTTTACTGCACGATTTGATATTATCAATCCATTAGAGGTTGGACGTTGCGGTTGTGGAGAAAGTTTTAACCTTGATAACCCCAAAATTTGATTATACTGCATGCAGTAGAACAAACATAAATGGCAAGCGTCATTATTGTTTACCCGACGGAAGCCGTGTACCTAGTGTTACAACAATACTAGACATAACCAAACCCGCAGAGAAAAAACGTGCGCTGGCTGAATGGCGGAAGCGTGTTGGTACAGAACGTGCTCAACAGATTACTACCGAAGCCGCTAACCGTGGCACTCGAATGCACACCTATCTAGAAGGATATGTAGAAACTGGTGAACTTAAAGCAAAGCCCAGTAATCCGTTTGCTTGGCCCAGTCATGCTATGGCTAATGTTGTCATCGAACAAGGACTAAGCAAAGCTGACGAGTTTTGGGGCAGTGAAGTTCCATTATACTTTCCAGGAGTGTATGCGGGTACTACAGACCTAGTAGGTGTACATCAAGGTGTACCAGCTATTATGGATTTTAAGCAGACCAATAGACCTAAGAAAGAAGAATGGGTTGAGGACTATTATCTACAGCTATCCGCATATGCACTAGCACATAATGAAGTACATGGCACAAATATTAACAAAGGTGTTATTCTAATGTGCGTTAAACCCAAACTAAACGAGTCTGGAGCAATTTTGGAAGAACCTGAATATCAAGAGTTTGTTGTGGAAGGCGAGAAATTTGATCATTGGCAAAATCAATGGTGGAAACGTTGCGAGCAATATTACACAAAAATGGCTAACAACGAATTATAAACTAAGGTAAATAGTTTATAATATGAATCGTTGAGGAATTACAATGGCCGTTATACAGATATCACGTATTCAAGTAAGACGTGGATTACATGACAATTTGCCTTCCCTAGCTAGTGCTGAACTAGGCTGGAGCCTAGACCAGCGCAGACTGTTTATTGGTAATGGTACCGCATCTGAAGGTGCACCTGTAACAGGACGTACTGAAGTACTTACAGAACATAGTGATATTTTAAGTTTGGTTAATGTCTTTAGTTTTAAAGCAGAACCAGCAGGATTCATTGCTGCCACAGGTCCAAACAATACACAGTTTACTCGTAGCCTACAAGAAAAACTAGACGATTTTGTAAATGTTCGTGATTTTGGCGCCAAAGGCGATGGTATTACAGACGACACTGCCGCAATCACTAGAGCACTTAACAATACGTATGGTTATACCAGTGTTATTGCAGGCAACAATACTAGACGTACAGTTTACTTTCCAAGCGGCAAGTATCTTGTTACTGGTATTATTAATGTTCCTCCTTATACACATGTTGTTGGAGACAGCGCAGAAACAGTACTAATCTTTAACGAACAAACAACATCATTGGATACTATTTTTAGAATTGCTGATAGTAATAGTAACGTTGATACTAACTTTGGTGATGCACTAGGTCTTATTGCTACACAGGGTAAAAACTATACATTTGAACACATTGGCATTCAAAATGCTACAGCCGCAATTAACCCTTGCATACAAGCACCTGGTGGTGATCAGTTGTTCTTTAACAGCGTTAAGTTTATTGGCCCAGCCGCAAGTGTGGTCAATCCAGGCGCAGGGCATAGCGCAGTATATCTACAAAACAATACACTAAACACTGCATTCAGAGTTAAAGATGTTAAGTTTGTGGATTGCCAATTTGAAAATCACGGCTATGCTATAGAAACTTTAGGAACTGTAATTGGACTAGTCGCCCACAGATGTAGTTTTAGCAACGTATATAATTCTAAAGTACTCAGCTCTGACACAAAAGATTACAGCTTTGTTGATTGTTCAGCTGATAGTGTTCCAGGTGACACATCAAGTATGAACTTTGTAGACACAAGAGGAAAAATTAATTCAAGTATAGGCAATACTGTTGTACTAACAGCAGGCGGTACAGGAACATTTACTGCCGTCGATGTACTCGATGACTATGAAAATATTACTATCAATTATGTGTTAACTATTGGAAACAGTAGACGTAAAGGTTCATTTGTAGGAGTTGGAACAGGCTCCGGATACTTTTGGGCAGACGAATATGTCGAAACCAATGCACTTAATGTTGAATTTACAGCAGACTCAAGTACTGGTGTGATTGGTTATGATACCACTAACGCCGCCGCAGATGTTACAGTTACCTATTCAGTAGAATACCACAACTAATCAAATTGCGAATCAACGATGACATGGAAACTCGAACCTTCTCAACGCTTAGAAAAATGGCGTGAACTTAGAAAATATCTAAATACACTGACACTAGAAGAAGCATTACAAGAAACTGTAGATTGGTGGAACCGGTGCCCTTGGGTACCTTTTTATTTAGATGAAGAACAACCCCAAACATGGCCAAATCCTTGGGACTTGATTGTAGAAAACTGTTTTTGTGATATTGCCAAAGCATATGGAATGGCATGCACTATATACTTGACAGAGCATAAACCTGATGTTACACTACAGTTAATGTATGATAGTCAAACCGGAACTTCCATATGTATCTGTCTTGTAAACGAAAAATATGTTCTTAATATGAATTCTGGTGAAGTATTAAATAGACTATACATAACAGAAACACTTAAACTGAAGCACAGCTATACAGCGGCGGATTTAAAGTTACACACTTACATTTAGAGGAGCATCAATGAACACTGCAAATATTCAAGTTACTAAAAGAGATGGACGCCGCGAGCTCTTAAATTTAGACAAACTACACAAAGTTGTATTCTGGGCATGTGAAGGCATTAACGGAGTTAGTGCTAGTCAAGTTGAAATAAAAAGTCACATTTCTTTTTTTAATGGCATTACAACCAGAGAAATTCAAGAAACACTTATTAAGAGTGCCGCAGATCTTATCACAGAAGAAACTCCTAACTACCAATGGGTAGCAGGACGACTACTTTCATATCATATTCATAAAGAGGTATATGGAGACTTTGCTCCCTGGCCTTTATATAAACTAGTTCAGCGTAACGTAGACATTGGCTATTATACTCAAGATCTACTAGAAAAATATAGTGAAGCTGAATTCGCAGAAATGAATAATTACATTGACCACAACAAGGACGAGAATTTTACCTATGTTGCTATGGAACAGTGGCGTGGCAAATACCTAGTACAGAATCGTGTAACAGGTGCTATATTTGAAACACCACAAGTAGCTTACATGATGATTGCGGCTACACTTTTTGCTGACTATCCTGCAGAAACACGCATGCAGTGGGTAAAAGACTACTATGATGCAATTAGTAATTTTGATGTGAGTCTGCCTACTCCTGTAATGGCAGGTGTACGTACACCACAAAAGCAGTTTTCTTCTTGTGTTTTAATTGAAACAGATGACAGTCTGGATTCAATTAATGCTACGACTTCGAGTATTGTAAAGTATGTTAGTCAAAAGGCAGGCATTGGTGTAGGTGCTGGACGTATTCGTGCGTTAGGCTCGCCTATTCGCAACGGCGACGCATACCACACAGGTGTTGTTCCATTTTACAAAATGTTCCAAGCGGCTACACGTTCATGCTCACAAGGCGGTGTACGTAATGGTGCCGCAACACTATACTATCCAATTTGGCACTACGAAGTAGAAGACCTTCTTGTTTTAAAGAATAACAAGGGTACAGAGGATAATAGAGTACGTCACATTGATTACGGGGTCCAATTCAACAAATTAATGTACGAAAGATTAATCTCCGGTGGCAATATCACCCTTTTTTCACCCCATGACGTACCGGAAATGTTTGATGCTTTCTATGCTGACCAAGATCGATTTAAAGAACTATATGAAACAGCAGAACGTAATACACGGTTACGTAAAAAAACAATCCGTGCTAGTGAACTGTTTGGTGCGTTTATAGAAGAGCGTAAAAATACAGGACGCATTTATCTACAGAATGTAGACCATGCTAATACACACAGTCCATTTGATGAGCGAGTTGCTCCAATTCATATGAGTAACTTATGTTGTGAGATTGACTTACCTACCG